GGGAATGTATTTTGCATCCAATAAACTCGTTGTAATATTCATCAGAAAGAAGAACATCATACTGAAATTGAAGCTTAGCTTCATAGTATGACATTTCTCCCTTTGTTTTACAAAGATATAGGATTTCTCTTTTAAAGGCATCTAAGCCTTTTGATTCAACCAAAACCATGACCTTTTCGGAGGAACCGCAATATGTTCTCCAGTCAGATTCTGTACGCGTACGTACTCTTCTCTTACGCTTCTTAGTGATCGGTAAGATTTTTGGTTTCCAAAAATTCTTTTTTCCAATATACTTTTTGTTGGTGTCGAGCTCTGTAATGAGGTAGACAAACCCTTGGTATTCATCTGGTGTTGTATCAAATTGTTCATTTTTATAGTGCCACATATAATATGTATATTAGTCTAATTCGGATATATCTTCTATATTAGCTTGACTTCCACATACTGAGCAATATTTTGGTTCTTCACCATCTTCAACCAGTACAATCGTGACTGCGTCGCACTCTTCGCATTCTACTCGGAATTCGTTTTGCACTTTGATCCCTTATCTCTTTTTTTCTTTGATCATTTACATAAAACCATTCTCTTATTTCATCCTGAGAACGGCCACAACCGACGCAGTGACCGTTCTCAAGTTTACACACACTTATACAAGGAGAAGCAATTTTAGAAATCGATTTCACAAGCACCACCTGCACAAGCAGCTGCACCCAGTGTATCAACGTCTGTATATTTCTTTTCCGTAAGATCTTCTATCCAATTAACTTGCTTCATATTAGTTTGAATTTTATTCCACTTATGAAGAAGATATGAGTCTTTAAGACAATATTCAGCTTTTTTAACATCACCCTTAAGATAATTTTCTGAGAAGTTATTAAATCGACGTACCCAATCCTGCCTTGCAGCATTTTCCGAAGACTCCAAACTAATATCTAATCCAAATCCTTGTGCCGTTGAACAGGCATCCCAAAGATTTGGGAATACTTTAAGAGCATCAACAACCAAGCCTGATGCAAAAATGGCAGCATCATTATATTTCTTTACCATTTCTTTCGACGTAATTACTGCGGTGTTAGGAGCTTGATTAAAGTCTTTATCGCCCATCATTGATAGGAATGAGATACCAGCAAATGAATGTCTATTCTCAAAAACATACTTTTCTACTTCATCCCAATCATCAACAAGAATGGTGTTTGAAACGTTATGTCTTACGCCTTTGTCAGCACATAGATCTTCATTTGTGCCTGCATCTACCCAGTGTTTTTGTGCTTTCTTTACAAGCTCTAGATGTTTAACTCCTATTAAATCGTCTTTGATAATAGATTCTTTATTAGGAAGAATTGGAAATGATACTACAACATCAGTACCATTAGACGACCATACAGATTCTTCAACCATATATGGATTAGACTTAATGATAGCTTGTGTTATTTCTGACTCTTTATTGAGCTGCACATTTCGAATATACATTTCTGAATGCTCTGCATGTATTCCTGATGCAGTTTGAAGTAATACTGAAGCATTACCGCTTGGCTTTACACAAGTCGTACGAGCTGCAGGATTAATACCAATAATTTCTGCAACTTGTTTATTAGTGTCTTTAACGATCTGTGCTCCTTTTTCTAGGATTTTAGCATCAAAAAGAATACCTGGATTATTCATCCATCCGGTAATAGATACTCCAAGAAGTGCTTCACGATCAAAGATTTTCTTTGATGTGTCTGACAAAAACTTGAAGTCTGTGTACCCAGCTTGTAGGGTACCAAGGATAGACGCTGCTCGGCATGCCTTAAAGAAGTCTTCCTTGGTATTGCACATGCCTCCGTTAATCTCTGTAAGATTACAACCTTGCCAACCAGACTTTTTACCAATCTGAGGGAACATACCGATTTCAACACATGGGTTGGTAGTATGTTCAGTTGATTCAACGAAGACAAATCCTGGCTCACCAAACTGTTTTACAGATTCCATGATCTTGCCAAACTGTTCAGGTGAAGTCTTATCTCTAACGATAACTGCGGAGTTATTGGATCGACCTCTTTGTGGATTATCGACAAACCAATTACCAGTTTTAGCTGTCATCATTTCTTCATCATCAGGAGAAAATAAACAGATAGTAGCTGAACGACGTACACCGCCAGACAATACAGCATCTGCTGCATGCATAGCAATATCATATACATCGATCGGTCTTATCGATACCGGGTCTTTAGAATCCAGTACAATACCTTGAAGTAAATGTTCGATTTTATCCAAAGAGCGACGAAGGCCCTCTGGACCAGGTGCTTTAAAACCACCAGAGATTTTAGCACCTTTAGGTCTAATTTGACTTAGATCGAAGAATACGCGACGACCTTCATAGTCAGAAAACTTTCCTCCACCAACGAAATAGGATGACATAAGAACATCAAGAGCTGAAGCCCAGCCTTCAATAGAATCTTCTACAACATATCCCTTTGCTTGCTTTGTGCGAGCCGTAAGTTTCGGTAATTTTTTAATGTGATGCTTTTGTACAGAGAATCCTGCACCTGCACCACATAATAGAATATAAAAGATCTCGCCAAAAAATTCTGCGCGATCTGCATACGATGACGTACAATTATACATGCGCATTTGGTGTTTCATTAATTGATCACCACCAAATTGTAACGCGCGCTGTGCACCAAGTACACGTTGTTCTGAATATGCTTGTCTAGCTTCTTCTAAATATGAAGCTAGTTCATTGCTTTTTTGATTATAGTTTTTGCTATGCATGTCGATAACACGGTCGACTGCTTCATTCCAAGTCTCATAACGACCTTCATTCTCGACGTATCGAGAATAGCCTTCATAGAACTTGGTCTCGGACAAAAACTTTCTTGTGTCAACATATGTTGATGCCATCCGAATACCTCTGTGTAAAATAGAAATTTTTGATTATGATACTATTATATATCAAAACGCGAGTTTTGTAAACAGTTAAATGACATATAGTAGTAAAATATTTTTTACTATGAGAGGTCTTCTAGAATTTCTTTATATCTTTTCCAAGTTAAAAGTTCTGAAATTCTTGGATCATATTTTTCTCTAATTTCATTAGATGAGCCGATTTTAATGTTCTTATCACTCTGCTCAGTTGCATGATTATTAAATTCATTTTCTAATTGTAGTTTTGCTGCTTTAAATTTTGCATCAGCATAAACTGCTAAATTGGTGAGAACTAGTTCTTTAACTCTCTTACCTTTAGGTGTAAGTGCCATTATTATACCTCTTTAAAATGTGTATAGAGAACATCTAATCTATCTTGATGTTCTGCAATTTTATCTAGTTCGCTTTGAATCGCCTCAAGGACATCACTATGCTCACCGATTCCTGTTGATGAATTTAAATATACTTCAATATTTGCTTTATGTAAAGCAATGCAACCTTCAGCATTCTTTACTAAAGCGTCTAAAATCATTTCTCTCATTTTCTTCTTGCCTTATCAATTGCTCTGGATCCAAACCAGAATGATATAATTGCGGCGAATATCGCCTTTGTGTCGTCATCCCAGAGTAACTGAATTGCTTCATTAAACTCTGTACCTTTATCTATAGCATCCATTAAAAGGGTAATTTCAATAGTAGCAAATAATCCAAAGAATGCATAAGTGATAACGGGTCTAACTGACTTTTGTAAACCAGAGATAAACCCAGTTCCTTTGTTAATTGAAATATCATGATCGATTAACCTTTGATGCTCTGTATCTGCACCCATTGCTTCATGAATCTTTAGATCAAAGTCATATCCTTCTTTACGAAGCTCAGCGTGCATTCGCATTTTGTCAAGTTCATGTTTGCGATCTTCTTTCGATGCAAAATGATCTGTAATTGCAGGAACTGCCGAACCAGCAAATCCTAATAATGATCCTAATAATGCTAACATAATTTATATATCCTTATTAAACTTGTGCACCATGTGCTTGATACGTGTCATATACTAGATCTCCAACATCAGTAGCATTACCGTCAGTAGAGAAAGAATATTTATCGATGGTATTACTATAATTTGGCGAGCCACCTGCTACATAACCAGATACTGTACTGTTTGAGCTTGCCGAGGTACCGCGCGCGTTAGTCAAGTCACCAATATCGGATGCAACATCTTCAC